TGGCTTCAAATAACCCTTGCCTATCTAAGGCATCGCTACATGAGATTTCTATAGGCATTATGATTTTATTGTGGCCCTTTGCATCCAGCCTTACATCTGTTAGACCTGTTTCCTTATTGACTAAGGGAGCCTTGATTTGGCAAACGTATACCCCAATAGGAACTTCAATACGTTCACGGTTGGTTTCTGTGTCCAGAGTTTCTTGTACGTCCTCAATGGACATATTAAATTCAGAGTTTTCCATTATTATCCTTGTTTCTGAGTTTTCTGAGTTGTGCCATCCCAAAACTTATCTATTAACTTCTGGTACTCATCCCAATCTGCTGGAATTTCGGCTGGTAAATCGAATCGGTTCTTAGCATCTACACCCATAGAACCACTTGTGTACAGGAAGCGTTTGCCTGACTGAATTGCCCTGCTATCTTTCCTGTTAAAACCGCTCTCAACTTTCTTAACGATGGTTTCATAAAAAATAAATAAAATTACATCGGCCCATTCCATCACATCTCCACACACGGAGCGGTGGAGCTTAAGGACGAAAGAGTCATACGGCTCCATCGTGGGCTTGTTGATTGTACGTATCTGCGTATGGCAGACAAGAATAGGCTGAATACCCTGAGTATCTCGTAAGTAGTTGAGACCAGCCATCATCTTCTGGAGTTCCCCCCTAGAATATGAATAGGCTTTACCATATCCCAAGTCTTCAGGTGCCTTGATTGAGTGGTCTACACACACCCTACCTTGGGCTAAAATTTCTAGCTTGTCAACTGAATCCATAATGATACGTTTGATTCCAGTTTTTTCAGCGGCTAGTTCTCTCAGGGTATCCATAACCTTATCCCATTTGGCGGCATTTTCCTTAACATCACCTGTAGGAACACAGTCATGGATTAAATCTATTCCTGTTTTGTGGAATACATTTTCACCGCCATCATCTGCATTGAATACAAATGCTGGTTCCTTCTTCGTATGGGATGAACACGCAAAGGTAGTTTTACCTGCACCTGTTTCCCCCTCGATTACGAGTTTCTCTGGCTTTCTCACGATTTGCCTTTTATATTTTTCAAGCATTTACTTACCTTTGCTTAAGAGTTGATTGATTGATTCCCCTTCTTCCCTCCACATATGCCACTTGTATTTTTTCCAGAGGTCTAGCAACTTAGCTAGTGTCTCCTTAATGTCTGGTTCAAATACTCGCTCCGTACATCTTGGGCAGAATAGGTGATTAGTTCTGCTCTTGCAGTTTGACATCCACCATGCGGTGTCTTCATCCAGCTTGCCGCAAAAACAAGGAAGGTTACCATTGTCTCCCTTCTTATAGCCAAGTTCATTGAACCTTGCTATAACCTGTTTATCCCTCTTGTTCCTCGCCTTCTCTTCTTCTGAGACGAACCGCTTTTTGCTCATCGTATTCCAAGATTTCTTGGAGTTGCCCGATTGTTGATAGGCAGTTGTAGATGAGGTTCTTTGTTCCGTCATAGTTTTCTTCCTTCAGTTGATCTAGGGCAAGGTCAAGATGTTTTTCTACTATTCTAAGTCTATTATACAGTCTTGGGTCTGTCATTGAATCCTCTTGACTAATTTATCCACGCTTTCAAAGTTCTCATAGTGGCACTTGTCATAGACGGAGCACCACATGGAGGAACACAGGGCGTGAGACCTGTTCAAAGGCCAGTAGTCATTGTCAATCCTACTATTTAGTTCAGTAAGCAGCTTATAGGCCATAAATAAATCTTCTGCTGTTAAATCTGTTTTAAGAAATTGAGGAGGCTGGTCTGGTATGATGAGATGGTTCTCAAATGCTGGTATCTCCGTCAGGTTCCTCTTCTGCATTAATACCAATGCATAAAGTGCGCCTTGCATGACCCATTCCCGCTTTGCTTTCTTACTAGTTTTCGACTGTCGTTTCACATCTATAATGAGCGGCAAATTTTGCCTCTCGGCAACAATATCCATGTAGCCTGTAGTTCGTCTGGTGTGACCGTCAAAGATGATGTTGAAAAAGTGCTGTGTTTCCAGAGGTTTATAGTTTATCCAGCCCATGTAGTCTTCGACTGCCTTTACGTGTGAATCCATAGACTGTACCAGCTTTACGTAGTCCTCATAGTCTAGTTCTTTCTCCATGTCACGGAGTTTTTTCTCCATACTCTTGCGTATGTTGGAACCTTGGATGCCTGTCATGATGTTCCTTAATCCTGCTTCATAACCTGCATCCACCAGAGTCCCTGCACCTGAGTAGAAGTTGTAGTTGAACGGTTCACCGCCAACCTTCTTGTACCACAGTTGCTTTGAGCAGAATGCTGTGGAAGATGAGTGACTTAGCTTAATGTCTGGATGTACCATCAGTTCATATGTTGAGGGGGTTCAGGGAAGTTTCTGGCTGGAAAGGTTTCCTCTAACGCCTCCTTCTCTTCTGGAAGGATGTCGAAGGACACTATTTCAAAGAGAATCTGGTTGCTGGCAAGCCACATAATGACCGCCTCTCGCCCGATCCAACGGACAGAGAACTCCCTGAAAGCCCTGCCCTTTGGACGTTCTTTTGTTCCAATATCTGTATTCCCAAATGTGGAGGAGTTGATCCAGCGAGCTTCTGGATGGAAGTTTGCTTGAGCATCTGCTTGCCACAGCATGTCCCCAACTGTCTCAAGGTCTAATTTGCCTGACTCGTAGATTCGTATTATCATTTTGTCTCCAAGATTATATATTGTATCACGATAGAGAAGTCAGGACAACTACATAGTCACCCTGAACTAAACGCACCTCTTATTGATGCATAGCAAGGGGTAGGCTAATGCGTAGCTCTGAGCTTATCACACGCTCCCCATACCCCTCATAACACCTGTAACTTTAAGTTCCGTCTGGCAGGTTCACAGTACCATTTTCAGGCTCCGCAGTAGCTGGTCAACTTCTATTGTACAAGTGGTTAGCTATTTCATTTCCATCTTCTCCGTTATAGATTCCTTGCCGCAATGAGGGCAGTAAGCCTTACCTTCTGGATAAACTGTCATGCCAGCAATGTGTACCAACGCCACAGACCACCAGTTCTTACACTCTCCACAGCCGAAGTGGAATATCGTTTCTGTTGTGTACTTGTGGGTCATAACATTCTATCCTTGCTGTATAGCAGTTTTTTGGCGGCATTTTGAACCGCTAATTCCAATTCCTCCCTTGATGTATTATCATCTACTGCTGGACATGATCCGTTTTTAGCAACCTTGAACGATTTCTTTACATGATAGATAGTATAAGTAACCGTCAGTTCCTCACCTTTCTTAATATCTTTTATGGTCTGAAGAATATAGTAAGTAAGAGCAGAATCCTCATGAGACTTCACCTTGTAACAGTTGGGTGTGTCGCTGTGATTAATAAAACCACCTAAAGGGGTACGGATATAGCTGTCTTTAAATCCTACCGCAAATACATGAGAGACCCCTAAGTCTGTTCCGTATGGGATATTGTCTATAGCAAATAGTCCATACCCATGTATCGGTGACTCCTTAACTGCTACTGATTCAGGTAGTGGTTTATACATGTCCATCTGTTTCCTCTAAATATTTTATAACTTTCTTTAATATTGTTATGGTTTTGAACCTACCTAAACTGGTGTTGCAACCATTACACAGTAGCCCCCGAACCTTGCCTGTTTCATGGTTGTGATCTACTGCAAGAGATACTATCCTTCCATTAATTTTAACATTCTTCCCCCCACAAATTGCACATAACCCATTCTGAGACTCGACCATACGATCAAAATCTTCTAGTGTTATTCCAAACTTATATTTAAGTTGGTGGTCTTTATTTTTCTCTTTATTTCTATGGTACCAACTATTCCTTTTTTCAGCCTTTGTTTTCTTTCTACGGAAAAGACTTCCTGTCTTATTACGAATCTCTTTGAATATTCCCATGTTTGCCCCTTGCCCCTTCATGTAAATTCCGTAGGTTCTCAAGATGGTTCTTATGAGACCGTTTCTGCCAGACCTGTTCCTTAACCTTTGCCTTGTCCTTAGCAAATTGCTTCTGAAGCTCAGAGTTACTGAGTTTTTCCAACTCTCCTACTTTGTTTTCTCTCCACAAATTAGGTTCATGTATTATAACTGCCATATGTCTTAACAATGTCCTATCTTTGTCC